AAAACGCGTAATCGCAGGAACTAAAATATTAAAATTTATAAGAAAAAAATTAATACCTACAAACAGTTGAATTGGCTTTTCTTTTACAATGCTTTATCGTTTTGCTTCTTTTCATACCTCCCACGCTAAATCCGCAGTAAAGACATTTATTACCAAAATGTTTATATAGAATTTGTTTTTCTGATTTTTTTTTATTACATACTATAATAACACTTTGCATAAACCAGGTCGGAACTTTTACAATAGAGATTATATTTATATGGAAACCGGCCTGTTCAATCAAACTCAATCTACGAGCAGTTAAATTAACACAACCTATTATATAAGAGAAATTTTCGCATATGGTAAATGTATGAGCCAACCATTTATCTAAAATGCTATAAGGTGGATTACCTACGACATAATCATATTTTTTAGTTACATCAAAAAAATCAGAACCGTTAATTTCTATTTCGGTCCATTCTTTCTTAAGTGGTAGTTTATCATAGTAAGCACCCTTTCCAAAACAGGGATCAAGATATTTGAAATTCTCATTTAACTCCAATAATGATAAATGATAATCTACAACTTGAGGCGGTGTATAAATAACATCATTGGGCTTTTGTTTCATTCTCACCTTATTGCAAATATTATCCATTTTAATTATATATATATTTTTATTTTTAAATTAAGGATAAACTAAATATACTTGTTCAAGACTTTCACATCTAGATAACGCTGTATAAAACATTCTAAAATCAGTCATTCTCTCCATATCAATAAATAATTTATGTTTAGTGGTCTCACCTTGTATTTTATGAATAGTATAAGCGTGTTGTAAAATGCTGTTTTTTGGTTCTGTTTCTTGTATAACAATATCGCCATTTGAATATTTATTATTAGTTTTTGTTATTGCCCATTTTTTAAGATGTTTATAGTTTTCTGTATATAAATCTTTTTGTTTATGTGTTGGTGCGATTATTAAATCTTTAATATCATACATATTGCTTTTAAACATCTTAGTTCTTTTTATGGCTTGAAATGTATAATTATCAAAATTAAAATTAATTTTTTTTTTAATACATTTTCTTAAATCAGATAATATATCATTAATAGGGTCTCCTTCTTTAAATCTGTATGAAGTTCTAAAAGGTATAATGTGGTCTATGTTTGTTAGTTTAAATTCACATATTTGGTTACGATTATCACCATTATCGAAAGGCGGGAGTTGATAACCAATATCTCCTGCAAATATAATTTTTTGGTTAGGATAGTTAGTTATTATTCTTTCTTTCATACTATCTACCATCATACTTACCTCATCAATAAATAATACATTATATTTGCGTTTTATTTCTAATTGTTTTGTAATATCTTTAGAATCCAAAAATGCCCAAGTAAAAGAATCTGTCCCATGTTTTATTTGAACGTTTCGTCTTAATTTATGTGTTGGTGCGAAATATGCTAATTTAATAAAGTTAGTCCCATATAGATTATTACAACAAGCCGTATGGGTTTTACCACAACCACCAGCTCCCTCATAATATTCAACACGTCCCCAATTTTCATCAACGGGTTTATCTAATTTAGAATAAAATTTTTTGTTAGCTCTTTTTGGTACGATTTCTTGTTGTTCATCATCATATACAGGGTCTAAATATCTTGGTTCATTTAATTCAGTCCAGCAATTATTTGTAAGCAATTTATCATATTGGTAAGGGTTAATATACGGAATGAATGAAGCGCATTTGCCGTGGTATATCTTTTCTTTTTTTTCATATCTAAATGGTGATAGTATTTCGAATTTGTGGTCTTTGTAATATATCCCATCAGTTGCAATTGAAATAATATTCGATATATCCATTTTAGATATTTGTTGTAAAAGTCTAATACGTTGATATGCTTGGACAAAAATAGGAATATGTGTTGCGTGATTACCTCTATTATATCTATAATATAAATTTATTTCTCCGTCAATTTTTTCGATATCCGAACAATTTTCACCGAGTTGATTCTCTAATATTTTATGAAACCCTGGAAAATCTCTTATAGTTATTGATTTATCTGAAGAAGAACAATGTAATAAACCTATAAATTTAGAATATAATGGAACTTTATTATCTTTTTCAAATGTATATTTTGGAAATTCTATGTCACCAACTTCACCGAATACACCACAGATTATATCAAAACTGCATCCTTGTTCTCTTAAATATTTTAATTCAGGACTACATAAAATCATTTCTTTTCTATATATGCCCATATATTTATTTATATTTTTAATATTTCCTGCGATTTTAAGATTGCGTATAAGATAAATACCGACGCCTCTTTCTTTATCTGTTAGTCTAAATTCATAAATTCTTTTTAAATATCCCATATAATTAGGGTTAGGCTCTTCACTTATTATATTGCCTTCTTCGTCATATAGTCTATTGTATTTACCTTGTGTATATGCTTTTTGCATATCGATATGGCAAAATGAACCTTTTTTATATTTTGGGTTAAATGATATTGCTCCATTGCTATAATCAGCGCGAGTTAAAAAATCACTGATCCAAAAATCGTCGTGGTGACATAAATTTGTTGTGATATTATTTTCTTTACACCATTTATTAAATATTTCTCTTACAGGATTTTTTATTCTATAAGATTTATTTAAAGTGTGTAAAGAATAAACTTTACCCTTATTTTTCTGTACCATATAGTATTTTTTTCTTTGGTTATTTTTGGTTTTAACATATAAATTTTGTAGTTCATCTGCCTCCATTTCAATAGGGTCTTTACCATAAAAAGAAATACCATCAACACAATCTACATGATTAGGTTTTGTGTTATAGTATGTATACGTATTCTGTGCTTTTACTCTAACAGGTGATATATATAATAATTGTTTATTAAATATAGGTTGAATAATTCGAATACCTATTAATAGTTTTTCACAAATTTCGCATAATTTTGATTCAGGGACGCCATTACGATATTTTTTAATTAGGGTTTTACATATACCAATTTTTCTTTTATATTTATTTTTAGAACTTTTAGAATTACAACTATTTAATCTGTCTTCATAATCTTTTAATATAGGGGTTAATAAGCAATTAGATACACCTTCTCTAAATATTTGTTTAATAATTTTTTTCGAGTTTGTAGTGTTTATATTACCAAAAACGATTGTAGCTTCAATAAAGTTATATTCTTTATTGCTTGTTTCTCTTGTAGTCCAATCATTATATATATCCGCCATTCTAAAATTATTAAACCCAACTTGTATATATTGTGAATTACCATTATTATCAATATATCTTGCATATAATCTAAATTTTTTACCATATAATAACTCTCTATTACTACCGAACCAATTTCTCATACCCCAATTACCATCTAATCCATGATTTACCTGTATGTTATCGTCAGTGATTCTATTTCGTAATTGGTTTCTTCGTCTTAACATTGAACCTAATCTCCTGCGTCCAACAAATTTTTTTGCTCTACGTTTGCGTCTTTTAAATAATGTTTCTAATCCTTCGTCCAATGCTTGTTGTGTTTGTTGTCGTTCTTCTTCTTTAAAATACTCTTTCATAAATTCAGAAAAATTCATATTCAAATCCATAATGCTTTATATATATATTTATGTGATTTATATATTATAATGGGATTATCTTTAAATTAAAATAAATAAATATATATTATAAAAAGATATAAAAAATAGTATTTAAACTTATAAATTAAATAGAGAAAACTTCTAATATATCCCCTTCTTTGGTATGTCTTAGTTTCTCAACTACTATTCGTTGATATTTCTGTTTAAATGTGGTTTTGTATGATTTGTAATCTCGTTTTTGTCTCCTAAAAATATCAAAATACCAATTTTTCTTCATAGTAAAGTCCGCTTTTGCGTCTTCAATGTTTTTATATGTTTTTTGAATCATAAGATTTTTTTTCTCATCATCAAAATATACTTTAATAGTCCATGTACAAGTTTTCATTTTATTTTATTTTATTTTATTTTATTTTATTTTATTTATTCAATTCTGCTCTGTATATAATATATCCACTTATCTTTAAATAGAAACCCTTTTATCTATAATTTTATTTGTTTCATAATCATAGTCCCAATCCTTATCACTACACATCATTTTATATTGTTCTATAAAGTATTTAAGCGTACGCTGTTATCGTTTCTTCCGTGTTGGACGACAGGATAAATGTCTGTCTCTATCTTTCCAATCAGGTGTAGTTCTGAATTGTCTTAGTTTTTTTCCACAAATTACGCAATTGGTCATAAAAGGTTTTTATATATATATAATTGAGATAATAATTATAAAAGGATATTTTCTTTAAATTAAAATACACTTTTTAAAAAAGTATTATCAAAAGAGATAGCAAGCGATATTGCTTATTTTGAATAAAATTTAAGGTTTTTTGCGTCTAATCCATCTGTTAAATTGTTTCTTTTATGATTATGTTTTTGTGCGATTGATTTTTGCCAGAATTCTCTCTGCCCTAATTTAAATTTAGGTGGGTTTTTACTTGCTTTATAATATGCAACATAATCTGATAATTTTCGTGCTTCTTGAATTTTATAAACCATAATAACCATAGCTTTATATGGCTCATCGAATACTCTATCTATATATGGTTTAACTAAACTCCTTGAATTTACGTCCAAAGTCATGAAACTATCTATAATATATTTTTTTAAGCCATAATCCGGATCGCGAAATGTTATTACGAGGTCGCAATTTTGTCGAAACTTAGGTGAAAATGCCGTTAAATGTTGCGTTAAAACAACGGTAGACATACGGATGTGCCTGCCAAGTATTGCTAATTGTCCTATGGCGTGTGAATAGAATACTCTTTTATCATGGGCCACATCATCCATAAGTACTAATATGTGGGGTGGTTCTTTATTATAATTTTTATTCTTTTTCTTTTTCTGTTTATACAATTTCATATTTTCTTCTTGTTGATGTATAAATTTCATTAAGATATTTTCATCATATTGATTATACTTGAACCTTTCAGGCACATAATCAAAATCTGAATTAAAATCGCTTGTTTCTGAAAATAAAATAACAAGGTCGGGTTTCATTTTTTGACACATAAAATATAACATTTCCCTTAAAAGGTAGGTTTTTCCTGACCGCCTTTTGGCACTAATACAAATACAGGCACTGTCTAAATCATCACCTATATCAAACCAATTTGCTTGTTGCGGTATATCATTCTGTATTGATTCTATGGATTCCATATTTTGTTATTTATAATAGTATTAGTTTCTTTATCTTTTAAATTTTTATTAATAACCCTAAACCCCAAACCCCGACCGCAAGCCGGAATTGCTTTTACTTTTTCGTATTCTTTTAGGCACTTTTGGTTTTGGTTTTTTCTGTGTTTTGGATTCCTTTTTTTTCTTTTGCTTTTCTTCAACCTTATCAAAACACTTTAAAATTAGTGGTTTTTCCGCAATATCGCTTGCTATCTCTGTTTTATCTAAACTTTTTGAAAAGTTTTTACCTAAATTAATTTGTAAGGTTTCCTCTAAAAATCTATCTAATTCTGTTTGAGTTTCTTTCTCTAATGTTGGTATTGGATCATAAAAATTATAACAATCTTTATAAATTTCCGGGGACTCACATTTACGTTGTTGTTCATGTAATAAGGTAACAATATCATCTATTTTGTATTCGAGTTCTAACATTCTCGCCTCAACATTTTTTAATTTCATTAATATTAAATCGTCTTCCTCGCAATCTTGCTCGCTTTTGGGGTCCTGTTCCTCTGTGTTTTCTTCTGTTATTACTTCATAATCTTTGCAATCTTGCTTGCTATCGCTTTTGGATTCACTTTTGTTAAAAGTGTCTTGTTTTTCAAATTCATTCTTTGCTGTATTAAAAAAAAACCACATTATATTTTTATATTTAAAAGTTATATACAATATTACTATAATATATTTAAATAATAACGTTTAATAAAAATGCCTTTGCTTGTATTAAAACTTATATATGATTCCACCGCAGGTAGATCAGATATTTTATTAAATGGTGGTATACCTAAGCAACCACTTGAGCTTGTCCATTATGGTATTAAATTGGATAGTACCGATTCAAATTTGGATTTTTTACATGTAAAGCTACCGTTTCTAAATTCCTATGATATTAATACGAACTATCCAATATCAAACGCCTTTCCTATATTCCATGTATCATCACGGCTACAATCAGATACAGAGTGTTCATATGAGTTTAATCCCAGCATGAATATTAATGAAGCGATTTCCGGCCAAGATTGGAACGTGTTTGATGAGGATGGGGTTGAATATACAACTAAAAATTATACTATAACTTTAGTCTTTAATTACAGACGCTCTGAACTTATGTAAGCAATATCGTTTGCTATCTCTTTTTATTTTATATTTGATATTTATATTTGATATTTCTATTTGATATTTCTATTTGATTCTTTTGTATTACTTTTATTAAAAGTATGTTATTATTCTATATGTTTTTATTTTGTATTTGATTTTGTATTTGATTTGTATTTGATAATTTTATTTGTATAACTCTCTGTGTATTTTTTTTTTGCTTATGTAAATAGTATTTTGTATTTGATTTTGTATTTGATATTTTGTATTTGATATTCACCAATCTTTACACGCATAATATCGAGCTGTCATTTTATCAGGTGGATTAGTATCGCATTTATGTCTTGCTCTAAATGATTTCTTTCTTTTTGGGTCGTTTGGGTGGGCTCCTAAATTACTATCTCCCCAATGGATTAATTTCTCTTTACCACCTTCACATGCTTTAATCATTTTACGTTTACCTTTTCTTGTAGAAGGTTGGGGTTTATTACAAGCAATATCGCTTGCTATCTCTTTTTTGGATTCGCTTTTTTTAAAAGGGTGTTTTACAGTACCACCTTCCTTGTATGTTTCTATTTCATAATCTTCAATTTCATTTTTATTT